TTCGTCCCAAAATAAATCAGCGTTATCTTGACCAAGATTACCGGAAGAATCCACAAACAAAATAGATCCGGCTGTTCCATTCAAAATATCGCCACCAATTTCGGTTGCACTTAAATCAACCATATCCAGTTGGTCAGCAAAGGGATTGAATTTAGTTCTCATGCGAACAGGGCCACCCGCCCAGACCACGTACCACCTTTCTTTTTTATATCCGTCACATCTTTACTGGTAGTAGTGGTATATGTGAAATTGAAAATGTTCCAACCCGTAGTAGCCGTATCGGCTGAAACAGAAGTATTCAACCCAATATAGTCCGGCCTGGAATCGTCTGGGTCATAAAGAACCCGATGTGTATTAGGGTTTATAGCGCGTTCACTCACTTTATCACCCACTCATATTTACACGTCCAACTTAAATCCGAATCCATTGTGGTTTCAATCAATAACGCTTGACCCGGATCGAGAATCCAGTTCTTTGTTTTGATGGGTTCGGTTTCTCTTGGTTTAATAACGCGCGGGAAAAAAGTCTCCATCGACTCACTAAGCTTCAGGGCAATATCCGTTGAGTTGGACCGGGATAAATTCGATATAGAAACAAAAATAACTTTCACGGATATCATCGGGTTCGGCGGCTGCACTATTACATGGTCACCAGGAAACCGTATCAATCCAGACAATAAAAATTCCTGTGAAAAGATATTGGTTTTGGATTCTTCCTTGAGAAGTAGATTCCCGCCTTTCTTTTTTAAACTCTCAATGGTTGGCTCTTTAGACGGCGGGACAAAATTCGGGTCTTCCCTGAAATCCTCAAACTTGGTAACGGGAACCAATAGACTCCGGCAATTTAAGTGCAAGGGCGGCGTGATCCGCGCGGTCAATTCACCTTTTAAAAATATCTTTCCATCCAAGGAATCACATACATCCGAAGTCCTGGAATCGATAATGGCGCTGTACTCAAAGGCTTCTATGATCTGTTTAGCGTCGGGGTCGTTATCGTAAAAAGACTTCCGCGCCTGGTTGAATATCTCCGTGGTCTTGGTCCGGGTTACGGTCTTCAACCATTTGTCTGTAGCATCCAAGGAAACTTCTCGGACCCGCCTTAATACCTCTACCTCACCAACACCCTCTTTGATCCCTTCCAGGATGATGTTCTTAGCTTTCTTATCGATTGTATCGGAATAATCACCCACCACCTTAAAAGCTTCAGCTTCTATCAGCTTAATGAATTCTTCCGGTAGTAAAGCGTCCGTATCAACAAACCGTTTCTCTCTATCTGGGAATATTTCCTTTTGGGCTTGGTTAAATGAATCTTTGTAAAGCTGAGTGAAATGACGCCGGAATACCCTGTTCATTCCCTTCTGGAATCGCGGCTGAATATCGTTTAGCTTGGATGGTTTAAACGTGCCAGAAAAAAGGTTTTTCTTTCGTATCTGGCTGATAAGATCCACCCATATATCCCGCGCACTCGCAGCCAAAGGCCTAGATACCCTGGCATCACTCACTTCCAACTTTCTTTTTACATCGGCGAAATCTATCTTCGCTTCAAATTTGGTCTTCTCCCGGAAGGTGATTGTTTCCTCCGAAAGCTTACGGGCTTCCTCGTTGTCGTTCTCTGGGTCCGGTTCATCCCCTTCCTCCGGATCTTCCTCGGTCCCTGGTTTACCGGGTTTCTTGGGGTCTTCAGGGTTGCCACCAAATCCCGGTGGTACCATCGGCTCCGGGCGCTCAATATCACCCTCTGGAAATTCAACAATATCCCTAAAATGAGCCACCTCCTCATCGGTAGCCGTCCAAATCTTCGATTTAATAGCCTCTAACCAAATCTTGGCGTTCTCACTGGCATTATCCTCTGTAAATGCCTTGAATGCAAAGGAACACGGTATATCCCCGAAGTTAGCAAGGGTCATTGGGCGAATGATCTTCAATGTGATCTTTCTGGCTATAGCTTCCTGTTCTTTCGAGATCATGCCTAAAAACATCTGAAACTGTGTCTTTCCCAATGCAAAGGACCCCCCGGAAGTCTGGGCACCAGCCATGCCCATCATGTCCGGGAGTAAAATGGATCGGGAAATCATCAAATTCAGCTTGTCAATTGCAGTCGAATAGATATCCGATGAATCCTTCTTACCTTCCATGAATTCGATAACCGTACCCTCCGGAACAACAGTAACAGTAGAATTCTGGATGGTCTTCAAAGTCTCAAACAGGTCCTTGAGTTCATTGGGTCCGGTCCCCGGCGGCGCGGTCCCCACAATGGTGGGTGAGGCAAACCGTTCAACATAGATCGCCCACATCCGACGGAAAAACTTTTTCATCTTCCAAGGCTCAAAGGCACTCCGTAGATCCGATTGACCAAATGGGTTCCCGAATTCAGGTTGGTAGACGTGGTGAAGAAAGTAGTTGCCCTTAAAGTCTCTATCTCCGGTTGCCCCTGCTTGGCTGATTTTAATAATAGTCCCGAATACATCAAGATCGAATCGGAAAGAATGGGGCGGCCTAGTTCGAAGGTCTTTTAATTCAATCCTACCATCCGTCTTAGATCGTCTGTAAATAGGCTCAGTAAGTGAAAAGCCATACTCAAATGAACTCATGATATCCCTTAAACTATCGTCAAAGGATGATTCCATCTTGTGGGAGAAGTTCTCCACAAAAAAGTCAATGATTTCCTGATCCTCGCATTCGATAGTCCAACCCGGAGACATAACCAAATCTTTCTTAACACTTAAGGACGCCTTTACTTGATCGTCGTGCCTCATCTCATCGTAGATATCGTAGTTATTACCAGATGCCAAAGGGTCAGGGTTGAATGGAAAATCGAATGAATCGTCAAAGTCGGATGACTTATAAACAGACTTGGGAAGGGGAGGAAAAACAAGGTTCGCTTCCAGGCCTGTTACCTGGAAACTCTTGATGGGCTCTGGCGGTACTTTCTGTGAAAATCCGTTTTGTTTAGGTTTTATACTCTCTTTGATCGCCAATTATCACGCCTTTTTTCTTTAGTGTTAGCAATAATTTGGTTTTCATTTTCATATACATTTGGAGGGCGATAGCTGAAGCAATAACAGTGTCGTCGTGTTTGCCTGATATGGCTCCGAGTTTAACCCCGTCTTTCTGAAATGTCAAACATTCATTTAGAAATTCAGTGTCATATATAGTGTATTCCGGTTGAAAGGTGTTCTCGTCTTCCTCCGAATCCCCTTCAATCGCTATCTTAAGTTGATCTATCATCAACGGTTTGGTGATGGTCGTTGTATGCCAACCGTACTTTGGCTTGGGCTTTTCTTTCTTCAGAGATTGGATTATCCGGGTCCTCTTTTCGTCTTCAATGAAAAGGTTTGGATATTTTGAGATTTCCCTTAACCCCAATATGACAGCATGGCCGTGATTGTTTCTCTCTACCCCAACTAAACAGGTATTGTAACGAAAACCGAACGTAGCTATATCCCTGTAATAGGCATCGATACCAATACGACACTTATAGGCCATAGCTTCCCGCCTACACGTAACACAAAGTATCTTAAACGCTGAATAGTCAACATCAGCACCCTCCCCTAGTCCCTCCGATACATCGGACCCCATAACATATACATGGCCTTTCTGTGGTAGCTCCCAAATCTTGTATTTGTCTGTTTGTTCTACCGGACCTTCTAACCCGCGGGCCTCCCTTGCTAATACAACAATCTTTTTCCCATTGAATACGTTAGCCCCTGATTGTGCGAACGCGTCCTCTTCTGTCTCAGGGTATTCCACAAAGAAAGCCGCTTTTAATCGTTCATGCATCTGCCTTCTGAAATGGATCTGTTCCTGAGTGAGGTTCCAATCCCGTTCTCTCTTGTCTGGTAGTAGGTATGGCATCCCATTCATGGGCAGCGTATACTCCTCATGCTCAAACCACGGTATGAATCTGGACTTATACCCCCCTTTACCCTCCTTAGCGTCCATATATGTCAGGTATCCATCGTTCCCGATACCGTTCCCGGTAGATTCACCACTTATATTGGTCCACTTGGACGTGGCCCCTACAGTGGCCCATATCCTGGCATTATCACAATAACACCACTCGGAGATATGAAGATTCGTTAATGGGGTGGATCTTATTTCGAGGGATAGGAGGATGGAAGAATCGTTGTCAAAACTTATGCGCCTCTGGTTATCTTCCTTGAGTGCCATCCTTTTTCCGAAGTTACTTATGGCAATTGTGAGGATTGATCTCAAATGGGCTATGGATTCGTCTTTATGGGCCAAGATACCACTAACAGTTCCGGGGAATAACATCGTATCGTCTAGCCAATACAACAACCAAAACGTGGATAACCCCACCTGTCGGGTCTTAATCGTAACGTGTCTAACCGGACTCATCCCGGCTATATCCTGAACTATCTTTTCTTGCAGCCGGTTAATCCGAAATCTTGTTATCCCCTCGTTCTTGGTCCGGATGCTGTAAAGGTTGTTCAGCCTCCACAACTTGTCCTTCCAAGGCTCCTTCGGGAATGTTACGGACTTCTCTGGATTTATCATGTTTTTGTAGTTCGACTAATAGAATCCTCTTCAAATCGTATTCGTCGCCATTCACATCTAAGGTAAGCTCTGAGTGACCGAAGCCACGGTCTGCTAACCACTTGGCGGCATCCAGTATATCCCGATAAGCTGGTGAACCCCATGCCCCTTTGATCGTTTTACCCGTCAAAATCTTTACCATCTGCTCCACTATCAATTTTCCGTCTTTAGTGGAATCTCTTACAAGTCTAGCTAACCCCTTGGGCCTCCCGCCCGGATTCCCACTTTCACCCGGTTTCCAGAGGTGTCCCATGTTAGTGGATTTGTTTTCAGAACGGGAAATTTCTTTTTTTTCTTTGTCCTTCTCACTCATTGTCTATATATAAAGACTATATTTGTATAACTAAAAACAACACAAAGCTCATAGTTAATACAAACAGTATAAGTTCTATCCAATCGACTTTTTGGAAACTTGAATTTTCTTTACCCATTCGTTTTATAGCAATCGAAACAAAGGAATATTTTCTCTCCGTCTACTTCTTTTACACCACCCCAAAGGACTAATTTGTGGCAATAATGAC